CGCGTGTGTGCCCCGACCCCCCCCCTCTATTTCCCGAGGTTCCCTATGTATACATACAGTTACATCGGAGGTTCCCCGAATGACTGACCAGCTCGGCCTATTCGCCCGCGGCCGCCGAGAGACTGGCCCCCATGAGCGTGCGCTCGGCGAGACTCTGCGCGCGTGGCGCGCCCTCGACCACCTCACCGGCCCCGAGAATGCCGCCCGCCGCGCCATGCTGCGCCAGCTCGCCCGCGCCGCCGACGAGGCACACTCGAGGATGAGCTCGGAGGATGCCTCCCCGTGGACCGCCTCGAGCTGCGACCGCGAGTACCGCGCCGCTCTGGACGCCTACGCCCCGCCCGAGGCCCCGCACCGCGACCTCATCGGCGAATCCCTCGAGGCCGAGGCCCTGGCCGCCCTCGCCGCCCTCGAGACCTCGCCATGAGCCTCGCGCACGCCCTGCCCGCGTACACGGCCGGCCTCGAGGTACTCGGCGCCGGCCTGTACCCGTATCAGGCCCGCGCCATCGCCGCCATGAGCGAACCGAACACCGCCGGCGACGGCTACCGATACCCAATCGTCGTGATCCTCTGGCCCCGGCGCACCGGCAAGACCTCAGCGATTCTGACCATGACACTCGGACGGATGCGCCAGTATCGAGGATTCCGCGCCGCCTACGCTGCGCAGACCGGACACCTCACCTCGGCGCGGTTCCGCGAATGGGCCGAGGCCCTCGACGCCGGCCCGCGGCGCCGCGACTACCGCATACGCCACTCGGACGGCACCGAGCGCATCGCCCTCCCCGCGACCCGTAGCTACCTCCGAGCGTTCCCGCCGATCCCTGGCCGCCTACGCGGCGAGGGCCTCGACCTCGTCGTCGTCGACGAGGCACAGGAGCACGACGACGCCCGCCTCGGCCAGCAGCTCGACGCCGATATCACGCCCGTATTCGACACCCGACCCCTCGGCCAATGGCTCATCAGCGGCACCGCCGGCGATGCGACCTCGACCTACTTTGCGAGGCACTACGCAAACGCCGTCGCCGGCGAGCCGGGATACCTCCTGCAGGAGCTCGGAACGTGGCCGGCCGACGCCGACCCCGACGACCCGCAAACGTGGCTCGACCACCACCCCGGCCTACGCGCCGGCGCGACCACCCTCGAGCGCCTGCAGCACGCGCACTCGACCCTCGGCTCGGAGCGGTTCGCCCGCGAATACGGCAATCGGTGGGCGACAACCCTCATCGAGAGTGTGTTCCCCGCCGGTGCCTGGGCCGCGTGCCACGATCCGGCCGCCGGCATCACCGGCCCCATCAGCCTCGCCCTCGAGGTTCCGCCCGACCGCGAGACCGCCTACGTCGTCGCCGCCGGACAATCGACCGCGCACCCCGACCGTACACACGTGGAGCTCGTCGCCGTCGAGCCCCTCGCCGTCGCCGTACAGGTAGCCAAACGCCTATCCGCCGAGCACCGCACGCCGATAATCGTCGACCCGATGGCGCCCGGTGTCACCCATATCGACCCGCTACGCCGCGCCCGCGTGCCCCTGCACCTAGTCACGGCCGTCGACATGGTGACCGCGTCACTCAACCTGTACGACGCCGTCGTCGGCAAGCGCGTCACCCACCTCGACCAGCCGCCCCTAACCGCGGCCGCCGGCACGGCCCTACGCCGGCGCCTCGGCGCCCGCTGGGCATTCGACCGCCTCGCCCCCGGCGGGGCCCTCATCGTGGCGGCCGCCCTCGCCCACAACCGCGCCAACCGCACGCGAGGCCTCGAGGCCCCGCACCTCGAGCACGCCTAGACACGCCGACACGCCGGCCGGCGGCGCCGGTGCGCGGCAATGTCCGCATCCCATGCTCGACTCTGTCTATGGCGCCCCTGCTCGCCGTTGACGCGACCCGATACTCGACCGTCGTCCGATGCACCCATTGTGGAGCTCGGTTCGCCGCGACCACCCGCGAGGCCGCCCTCGAGCTCGCCGCCGAGCACCCGGCCCGCGCGCACGGCCAGCCCGCCGAGAGCACCCGATACCGCGCCGAGCGCATCCGCCGGCGCCGAGGCCAGGACTAGCGCGTGGGACGCCTCCGAGACGCTCTGGCCCTGCGCCAAAACACCGAGGCCATCGGCCGATCCCTCGAGCTCGGCTCGCCCTGGGCATCCGATCACCTGACTCGGATCACATGGACCGAGCTCTACGGCCTCGAGGCCCCCGTCATGACCCGCGGCGAGGCCATGCGCGTCCCCGCCGTCGCGGCCGCCCGGCACCGCATCGTCACCGCCATCGCCGGCACGCCCCTCGCCGCCTACCGCGACGGCCAGCGCCTCGACGAGCAGCCCGTATGGATCACCCGCGCAGACACCACGCAATCGGCCGTCATGCGCCTCGCGTACACCGCCGATGACCTGATCTTTCACGGAGAGTCGCTCTGGACCGTCGAGAGGGACTCGGAGGGATGGCCGCGGATCGTCGCACACGTTCCGTATTCCGATTGGAGTCTCGACGACGACGGATACATCACGATCCTCGAGCGCCGGCAACAGCCCTCGGCCGTGATTCACATTCCCGGCCTGCATGAGGGAATCCTCGGCTACGGCACGACCACAATCCGCGGCGCCGCGGCAACCCTGACCGCCGCCGTCGACACCGCCCGGCACCCGTTCCGCCTCGAGCTGCACGACACCGGCGACTATCCCCTCACCCGCGACGAACAACGCGAGCTCGTCGCCGACGCCCGCGCCGCCCTGGCCGATGGCGCCGGTGTCGTCTACACCTCGCCCGGCCTCGAGGCCCGACTCCACGCCTACGCCGCCGACGCCCTGCTCGTCGACGGCCGCGAGAGTTTCGCCGTCGACGTCGCCCGCCTCGTCGGCATCCCCGGCGCCATGATCGACGCCCATTCCCGCGGCGCGACCATGACCTACACGACCACCCGCGACGTCATCGAGGCATTCCTGCACCTCGGCCTCACGACCTACATGCAACCCATCGCCGCGCGGCTATCCCTCGACGACGTCGCGCCCCGCGGGACCGAGATTCGATTCGACACGGCCGCCGTCCTCGGCGCCGACGCCCTCGTCGACCCCGCCGCCCGACCCGCGGCCGAAACCACGACAGGAGACCCCGAGTGAGACTCACCCTCGACCTCACAGAGGCCACGCTCGAGGCCGGCGACACCGGCGCCCGCCGAGTGTCCGGCACTCTGGTCCCCTACGGCCGGCCCGGCCGGACCTCGGTCGGCGAGGTCACGGTGCGCGCCGGCGCGATCCGCCTGCCCGAGCACACCGCGCGCGTACGCCTGCTCAGAGGCCACGACCGCGAGGCCCCCATCGGAGTCCTGTCCGAGCTCGACGACACCGCCGACGCCCTGCGAGGCACGTTCACCGTGGCCCGCACCCCGGCCGGCGACGCCTACCTCGCCGAGCTCGACCCAGATGCCCCGATCCGCGACGGATTGAGCGTCGAGCTCGACGACGTCACGATCACCGCCGGCGAGGTCACCGCCGGCACGCTAGTCGCCGTGGCCGCCGTCCCCCTGCCCGCCTACCCCGAAGCCCGCGCGGCACTCGCCGCCGAGGACACCCCGACCGAAAGTGAGACCGCCATGCCCGAGCTCGACGAGACCACCCTCGAGGCCGAGGCCTCGACCCCCGCGCCGAGCCTCGAGCCGGCCCGGCCCCTGACCACGAACCGCGCCCCGGCCCGTACCCGCCCGGTGTCGGCCCTGCACGACGTCACCACGCGCCTCATCGCCGCCCGCCTCGACGGCTCGCAGGCGTTCCGCGCCGCCCTGGCCGACATCACGCCGAGCGGCAACGGTGGCGGCAATGAGAGCGCCGGCCTCATGACGCAGGCCCTCGGCGAGCTCTGGGACGGCATGACCTACCGGCCCCGCTACACCCCGCACGTTGCATCGGCCAGCCTCACCGGCACCAAGCTCGAGGGATTCCGCTGGAATCCCGAGCCCGAGGTCGACGACTACGCCGGCAACAAGGCCGCCATCCCGAGCAACGCCGCGAAGCTCGAATACGTCGCGGCGATGGCCGAGCGCATCGCCGGCGGTCACGACCTCGACCGCATCTACCGCGACCTCGGAGACCCGGCCGTGCTCGCGAGCTACTGGTCGAAGATGGCCGAGAGCATCGCGAAGAAGCTCGACGAGCGTGCCCTCGCCGTGATCCTGGCCGCGGCCGGCACGCCCGTCGCCAACGCCGACGCCGGCCTCGAGGTCGCGCGAATCCTGGGCACCGTGGCAGTCAGCTCGGAGGGCGCCGCGACGTACTGCCTCGCCGCAACCAACGTGATCGTCGAGGCCGCACAGACGCCCTCGAGCGATTCGCCCGCCGGCCTCCCCGTCAACGGCATGAGCCTCCCGCCGGTGTACGTCGCGCCCGAGCTCGACGACAACATCATCATCGTCGGCATCCGGCAGGCCGCTCGGCAGGCCACATTCTCCCCGCCGGTGCGCGTCGAGGCCGTCAACGTCGCCAACGCCGGCATCGACGCCGCGCTCTACAGCTACAGCGCCGAGATCATCGAGAACAGCGCCGCCGTCGTCGCCTACGACGTCACCCCGGCCGCCCCGCCGGCGCGCGCCTCGAGGGCCTCGAGCTAGTGGCAATCACCGTCGGCGACGTCGTCGAATACCTAGCCCTCCCCGAGCCGCTCGACCCGGCCGATGAGGCATGGCTCGGCGACGTCGTCGACGCCGTCAATGAATGGGTCGCAGGCCTGCCCATCGTCGTCGACCAGGCCATCGCCCTGCCGCCCATCGAACCGCCCCCGCCCGTCCCGTGGCCCGCGCGAGCTCGCACCGGTGCCATCATGCTCGCCGGACACATCTACCAGAGCCGCAACAGCCCGAACGGCCGGCCGAACCTCGACGGAGGCCTCTCCCCGGCCTACGCCGATCCCGAGGTTTCCCGCCTGCTCGAGCTGCGACGCTGGGCCCGCCCCGGTATGCGCGCATGACCGCCCTCGGCCTCGCGAACCGCATCGCCGACGCCCTCGGCGACGCCGGCGTACGGGCGACTATCGAACCGCGCAACCTCAACCCACCCGGCGCGCTCATCGTGCCGCGCCGCGTCGAGCGCCAGACGGCCCGCCGATCCCTGGGCACCGTCGACGTCATCCTCTGGGCCCCCGCCAGCGTCTCGAGGTACGCCCTCACCCACCTCGACACCCTCGCCGGCGCGGCCGGCGTAGCGCTCGACGCCGCCGGCATCCCGTGGAGCGCCGGCGAATGGCTCGCACGCCCGAACCCGTCGACCGGCGAGGACCAACTCACCTACACCCTCACCGTCACCACAAGTCAGGAGACCACCGCATGAGCACCCCATTCGGGCCCGGCACCGTCACATTCACCATCGACGCCTCAGAGACCCCGGTGTCGGCCGAGGTCACCGGCGGCGCCGTCCTGCACAGCTACTCGGAGACCGAGCGCAAGGCCGTCCTCTCCGACACCGTCAAGCCGTCGGCAAAGCTCATCCGCGACGCCGACGCCCTGCGCCTCGACCTCGTCAACGACCTCGGAACCTCCGGCCTGTATTCGCTGATCCAGAACAACGACCTTGTCGTCGCCGAGGTTGTGTTCACCCCGCACACCGCCACCGGCGCGAGCTGGGCCGGTAGCGTCACGCTGCGCCTCCCCGACGAGGTCGGCGCCGGCGAATGGGGCGAGGACATGGCCTCGACCGTCGAGCTTCCCGCCGTCGGCACGTTCACATTCACGCCCGCATCATGAGGCTCGCAGTGACCGACCTCGACGGCAACGTCGCCGAGGTTCGCTCGACCAGCTCGGACCTCGTCGCATGGGAGGCCTACGCCAGAAAGAACGGCCTCCCGCTGCAAGTCAAGGTCACCCGCACCGCCGGCGGGGCCCCCGTCGTCGACGTCGAGCGCTTCCCCCTGCACACGTTCCACGCATTCCTAGCGCACCGAG